TCGTCTTGGGCAATCAAGATAATCTTGGCCGACTCGGCGGCAGCGCGGGCGGCGGCATTGTAGTTGGCCACGGCTGACGAGTGGCCCTCTGGCACGGCGGGGCTGACGGCGTGCGGGTAGTGCTTGATGCCCTCGACCACGGCCTTGTCGGCCTCGTTAATCCCAAACCAATAGTCGACCAGCTCGGGGCGAGCGGCACGCTCTAGGTAAAGCTCGCGCATTTTGATGGCCTGCTCGGGGCGGCACGTCGGGTGTCCCACGGCAATGCGCGGGCGGTGCCGGCGGTGGTATTCTCGGCGGATCTTGTTGGCCTGCTCGGTGCGGCCCGCCTTGGCCAGCGCGGCACACTTCAAGTCATGCGCCCGCCATCCGTAGAGGCTGGCATCGTGAATCCAAGAGGCATCATCAGGATCGTCGTGCGCCTCCATGTTGGCGCACCAGGCCACGGCCTTGTCGGCGCTGCCTCGGGCTAGATGCACCTTGGCTAGTTCGGCATAGCCCTCCCTGCGGTGAGGCATGAGACGCACGGCCTCGAGCAGTGGTCGCTCTGCCTCCTCAATCTCCTTGAGCCAACGGCCAATGGACAAGTAGGCCAGATACTTTTCTTCCTTGGCCAAGTCATCCCGCCCGGTGGCGACCACGGCGGCGGTCAATGCCCCGGTGATGTCGCCCTGCATCTCGCACTCGCGGAATAAAAACCACCATTCGCGGCCCGTGCGCTCAGCCTCGGGGATGGCGGTTAGGATGCGCTTGTTGCGCTCCACGCTGCCGCGCTTGTTAACCGCTGGCATATGCACCACTTGAAGCTCTTGGCACCATGCGGCGTGCGTGTCGGGCTTGACCTCGATGTCTTCGTGAATGCAGTTGATCCACTTGTCGTAGACCTCGCGGTGGACGAGGCGAATGCGGCGGGCATAACTGCCCTGCATCGAAGTTACATAAGGCGCGTAGACGGCCTCTTTTGCATCCAGCTTGCCCGCTCGTATCTCGGCCAGCACTTGTGCGCCTGTAGGGGCCAGCAAATCGTCGCAATCGGCCCACATGAGCCAATCGGCATCGGCGGGTGCCAGGGCAAAGGACGCATTGCGGGCGGCACAGAAAGAATCAACGTGCGGCCACTCGTTGCCCGGGGCGTTGAAATACTCGCCAACAATGCAGCCCCGCGCCTTGGCAATGTCCAAGGTAGCGTCGGGCGGCTGGTTGCCGATGGCGCGGACTACGCTGATTGAGTCAACGTGCGGCTGGAACGAATCGAGAAAGCGGGTGATGTAATCCGCTTCGTTTCCACAAATGATCCCGAGGTGAATTTTCGGCACTGATAAAAAGAAAGGGCCACGGCGAGTGGAACCGTGACCCCTGGGTCGAAACCCTAAGTTAAACTCCCGGCGGGCCACTCAACCGCCGGGAGGTGAACACACGAACCTTAGATGATGAGAGCCATCGTGCCGCTGGTCAGACCGGCGCTAGCACCGAACATGACCTCGATGCTGGCATTGACCTGGCGGTTTCCAGTAGATCCCCACACATTCCAGTAGACGCTAAGGCCCAACTGCTCGAGGGTGACCACTTGGTCGCTGATGGCGAACTGCGAGGAGACGCCGGGATCAATGGCGGGCTTGGCCGAGGCCACGCAAATCGCTTCGCGTGAGCAGGCAAAACCGTCAAGGCCGGTGACTGCACCACTGAACGAGTTGGCGTAGTAGACGCCCTGGTCGAAGCCGTAGGCTCCGTTGTTGAGCGGCAGGAAGTCGGCGTTGGTCGGGATGAGGGCCGAGTAGATGGAAGGAGTCAGCACCAAACCTTTGTTGGTCGACTTGCTGATCGTGCTCCAGAGAGTGGCGAGATGGCCGCTGCCGGGAGTGATCGTGGTGGTCGTGACAACCGCCGCGCCGAAGTTGGCCGTGGTGATTGGCGTAATGGCCAAGCTGAACAACTTGTCAGCTAGCGCATTGACGTTGATGGCAACCAAGTTTTCAAGGCGATGACCCAAAGCAATGTCTGCCTGATCGATGCCGAAAAACTGAACAACGTGGTCGAGGGTGACAGTGGCCTTGCCAATGGTCACGGACGAGCCGGGTTCAAAGTTGGTCGGGTTGACGGAGGTCGCGGCGGTGGCCGAGACGATAGGCACCTGAATGGTGTCTTTGGGTTTCTTGACTTCGTTTGAGAAGTCTGTGGTAAACAAACGCAGGGGCGAAAGGCGATTAGCCAAGACCGTCTGGATTTGCTGAGAAATGGTGGATACCACCAGTCCCGAGTCGAATACGTTAGCCATATTTTTGGTTGGTTAGTTGGGTTGTTTTGGGTTGGGATTCCTTAGCTGGTGGCCTTGGAAAGTTTTTCGCGGGCGGCCCAGATGGCGCGCTTGTGGTTGGCGTAGAGGTCGCCGGCGGCGGCGTAGTCCTTGCGCTCTATGGCGTCCATCCACTGGGCCACGGGGTCGGACTTGTCTTCGCTGGCGACAGTCGGCACCACGGTGGCGGCGGCTACGCCTGCGCCTTTTTCAAGCGCGGCAAAGGCTTCTTTGACCTTGGAAAGTTCGGCCTCGGCGGCAGTGGCGCGGGCTTCGACTTGCGACAGCTTGGCTGCCATGTCGGAAATTTTGGCAACGAGCGAGTCGGCGGTGACGGCGGCTTGTGCCTCTTCGGCAACAGGCACTTCCTCGACGGCGACCACTTTGGCTTCTTCGACCACCGGCGCGTCGGCTACAGCCTCGACGGTTTCAGCGGCCACAGGGGCTTCCTCGACCACGGGATCTGCGGCTGGCGCGGAAACCTCGGCTTCGGAGATAGCAGTGTTTTGCATCTTGGCCTTGGCGAAATTGTCAAACCGCGCCCGCATTTCCTTTGCGCTGGCGGCGGCAGGAATGCCGTCCTCAATGGCGTCAACAAAACCGAGGGCCACGGCCTCGACCGCATCGAGCCACGTCTCCTCGTCCATCAGCTTGGCAATGGCCTTCTCATCCATGCCGCTCTTCTTCTGGTAGGCGCGGATGAGGTTGGACTTCATGGTGTCCAACAGGTCGGCCTGCTTGCGGAGGTCTTTGGCCTCACCCGCTGCGAGGGTCCACGGGTTGTGGATCATCAAGAGCGCGTTGTCGCTCATGTAGACCGGGTCGCCAGACATGGCGATTACGCTGGCCATGCTCGCGGCCAAGGCGTCGATGTGAACAGTCAGCCCGCCTTTGTGGCGGGTCAGGGCGTTATAAATGGCGCTGCCTTCAACAATCTCCCCGCCGGGCGAGTTGATGCGAAGGTGGATGTGCTGGTCTTTGTGCTCTTTGAGTTCGGCAATGAACTCTTTTGCGCCGATGCCGAACGAACCGATTTCGTCGTAGAGAGAAAGTTCAACCTCGCCGTTTTTGTCGGGAGCGTTCTTAAAAGCATACCAGTTTTGGGCCATGCTTGGCCCCGAGTGTCAAAGTCAGCGGGCCTCTTCTTCGGGCGGAGTGGCCTCGGCTTCTTCGGGTTCTTCAGGATCAATGTTGGTTTCTGGCTGCATGGGTGCCGGTGATCCAGGCGCGGGAGGAAACACATCGGTGACGGCCAACCCTGCCGCTTGGCATTTGGTTTTGCGGCGAACAGCGGCAGCAATCGCCGCATCTTCTTCGGCCTCTTCGTCCAGCCCGTGCATCTCGGCAAATCGGCGGGTGCTCATGGCCCCGGTGCGGACGATCTCAAGGAGTGCCTTGGTGTCGCGGCCAAAGTCAACCGTGGCCCTGGCGGGCGGGATGAAGTCCACTCTCCACCAATCCTCGCGCAGCGGCAGCCGGCCCGCTTGGATCTCGGACCAAACCCAGTATTTCCAGAAGCGGCGGCAGAACTGGTTAATGATCCATTCCTGCAACTCGGAGAAAAAGACCTGGGCGTCGGCCAGCACATAGCGGGTGTTGGCCCCGCCGATGCCGGCCACGCTCCACAGCATCTCGGGCGAAAGGCCGATGCCCCAAGAAATGTCGCGGGCAAGGAAATCGAGAAAGGCTTGGAAGTTGTTGCCGGGGTGTTCGTTCTTGAACTGCTGAAGCTCCGTGCCTGGCGGGAGTTGCACCACGCCGCTGCCGCCGTAGAGCTTGTCGAGGGTCACGCTGCCAGTGGATGCGTCCTGCTTTTTAAGCGCGGCACCCATACCTACTTGCATGGCGTCAGGGCTTTTGATGATAAAGGCGGGTTGGCTGGCCAGTTTGAAGGTCTGCTTGGTGAAGGCCACGATGTCGGCCATGTCGTGCAAATGAAGGGCAGCGCGGGAAAGCCAGGAAGGGCTGCGGGTGTAGCCGATCCGCGCCGGGCGGTGGAAATGCAGGATGTCATCGGCGGCAACATCGGTGAAGGCGCGGCTCGTCTCGTCGGCCAGTAATCGGTATTGGGTCGGCTTGCCAAATTTGTCGGTGCGGACGCCATCTTGCCACTCGTCTTGTGCAAGGCCGGTGGTGGCGTTGCCGACTGACTCGCCGCCGATGAAGCGCATGAGGGCGCGGCCATCGTTGCTTTTTACAAACTGGCCAAAAAAGTCGCCGTCAATGGCAACGTGTTTGCAGATGAAATGCTGGGCCTCGTAGAAATTGACCTGGCCCGCCGCATCGAAACCAAAGGCTTCGCGGCCACAGGTGTCTTCAAACATCTCCTCGGCTTGACGGTTCCACGCCGCGTCAGAGCTTCGGGCCGCAGGGATGATGCCGGTGCCACAGGTGTAGCGCGCCACGCCGTCCACGGCTCGGGCGGCAAGGCCGACATTGTTGTAAAGCCAGCGCGCCTTGCGCATGATGTTGGTCCGCGTTCCGCTCTGGAACTCCTGCCTCGGCTGAACCGTAGGCATGTAAATGAGCGTGCGCCCTGGCTGGTAAAGTTCAGCGGCCTCGTAGGCTGCATTTTTGGCCGATGCTTTCTTGGGACGGCCGGCCCCCGGGCGATACCCGCCGCGTTTTGATTTGCCTTTGATTTCCGCCACGCTCGGGCGGGAGTGTCAAAGGCTCAGAGGCGAATGAGCGCCTCGGAGTAGTCTGCGTAGATCATCCCTGCCCCGCTGGTTTTGACGGGATCAGTGGGCGGATCGAGCTCGGTAATAAGGTCTTCGACGATGTTGAGAATGTCCCCTTTGGAATACTTGCGCGCTTGGCCTGACGAGGTGCCGCCTTCAAAGCCGGCATTGGTAATAACGACCTCCGAGTCGGCAATGGCGTATAAGTCATTGGAGAGCACTTCAAGCTGTGACAGCGTTTTTGTGCGCTTGAGATATTTGCGAATGCCAGCCAGCTCAGAGGTCATGCTTCTGGCCGCTCTGTCAAAGGTGCTTCCTCGGGCGAGGCAAAACTGTCTTTCAAGACTTGCCACCCCACATAGGCCAGCTTTACGCAGTCGCCAAAGTGGTCATTCGGCATCTTCTTCCATTGCTGGGATGTGCCGCCGGCCGTGCGCTTGGTGATGAGTTGCTGGCCGCTCAGTCCTGCCATGAGCGCCTCGGGTGCGTCCACCGGCAAGCGGAAGAGCGGAGCGCGGCGGCGGTTGATGCGCCAATCGTAGAATTCTGTTTTGATGTCGTTGTCGATGTATGTGTAGAGGCCCAACCCAGCGGGCGCTTGCAGCCTGGTATACCGCACAGGGTCTTTACCAAAGGCCGCGTCACTGCCCTTGCTTGGCCACATCACCGGGGCGGTTGCATAGCAGACGTTATAGACGCGCTCGGTGAGATAGCCCGAGTCCACCAGCCCACGGTTGACGTAATGCTCGTTGCCGCTCGCGTCTTTGTAAGCAAGGCGCGCAGGGTTCCCTTCCTGCACAAAGTGGATCAAGTCCTCGGGCGAAAGCACCGTGCCGCAGTCAATCGGCGTGATCTCCCCTGCCGTGCTGACTGCCGACACTACCCAATGCGTTTGATGCTGCCCGGGGTCGGCCCCAAGAAAGAGATAGGCCAACTTGTCGCCGCTCGCGTGTTCGGGAACTTGCTGCCAGAGGCAATGCGGATCGCGGCAGTCGCGGACCTTCTCCTCTTTTACGTTCACGTCGATCGGGGCGTAAGGCACAGAGAGGGTCGAGTTGTTGAAGTCTTGAATGTCTGCCGGCGTGTCTTTGGCTTGCAGAAACTTAACGGCCAACTCGGCAAAGCCGCATGACCGCCAGGGCGCGTAGAGACTGTTGAGGTGGTAACTTCTCCTCCCTGCCGAGGCTGCCAAGTTAGTCGCCCGCCATTCGCCTTCGCGCAGCATCCGCGTTTTGTAGCCGTCGGTGATCTTGCCCTGGCACTTGACGCACTCGTAATGCGCCGACCTTCTCACGGCGTCCTCGTTCCACTTGCCGCCAATCTTGGCCTCCTGGTCCCAGCGAACTTGCGTGAACTCCAGGCGTTGCATCTCGGCACAGTGCGGACACGGCACGAAGTAATACCGCTGGTCGCCCGACATGAAGGCCGACCAGATTTCGCCATCCGGCACGGTGGGCGTGCTGGCCTTGACGCGCAGCGCGTTGGTATAGCTCTTGGTGCGGTTCTCGGCCAAGGCTACGGCAGATGACTCGCGCTCGGTGGCCGTGGCGAACTTGTCCGTCTCGTCCATGATGAGCAGGCCCGCCGGGCGGCTGGCCAAGTTGGCCGGCGAGTTGCTGCCGATGAAAGTTAGGGTGGCGTCTCGGAATTGCTGCTCAAGCGCCTTGAAGCGGTGGGGGTTTTGTGGCTTTAGGGCGCGCAAAGTGCCGCAGTCCTCAACCATTGGCTGCCATCGGTTTTCCGAAAAGCTGCGGCACAGGTGCTCGGTGGGCATGACCCAAATGGTTGGGGCCGGATCGTTGGCCATGCGCCACGCGGCCCCGATCATCAGAATGGTGGTCTTTGAGGTTTGGCTGCCAAAGCAAAGCGTCAGGTCGGTGACCCGAGGGTCGGCAAAGCACTCAAGCGGTTCGCGGACGTAGGGCGTCAGCAGGGTCGAATATGGCCCGATGCTTTCGGTCTGCCGGCGCGAAAGGACGATCTCGTCCTCGGCCCACTCCCAAGGCTGGCGGGTGTCGGGCGCGCTAAACACGTCCCGCATCGAGGCGACAAGTTTTTCGATCATGCCTTGCCGCCCTTGGCCTTTAGCGTCTTGAAGAGCACATCATTGCGCCACTCCTCCATGATCTTCTGCGCGTGTGGCGGGTCGGTGGGGTTGACCTTGGATGCCAGGGAAGATGGCATGGCCATGCAGATGACCCGAATGTCGTTGAGAAAACTGCGGTATCTGGTGTCGGCGTCTCGGTAGCTGATGGTTTCGCCGTCCCGCTCAATCAGGTTGCGAAACTGCTCCTCAAGGTTGCCCTGCCGCAAAAGCATTTGCTGGTGCGTTTGCATCCACTTTCGGCTGTCTTCAAGCTGTCCGGCGGCGTCTAGGTCTTTGACCTTCTTCCAAGCGAAGCGCCGGGCATCTCGGCTTTCCTGCAAAGCATCACGGCAATTCTCGGTGTTTGTGATTTCCTCAAATGGCAAGTCGGCCAACTCCTCGACGTGCTTGGCCTCGGGATCTTCTTCTATCAACGGTGCTGGTTTGGGTGGCAGCGAGGCAGGGCGGCTGGTGTGCGCGCCGATGTGGCGGTTGCGCCAGGCGGCTGCCGACTCTGGCGAGTCGAGCGGCATCCCCTTCTTGGCCAGCTTGCACACTTGCCCTGCCGTCAGGCCGATGGCCTGTGCCATTGCTCTGTGAGTCATCGCCATGTTTCCCCCGCTGTTGCCAAGTCAAACGCCTAGGAAACACTCAGATTCATACCAAATGACGCCTAAAC